CAGAGCATGGCACTAAACGCACTAGCCCAGCAGATGCTCCATTCTGCAATGATTATTACAAGAACTTAACAGAGCAAGACTTTGTAGAACAATTTAAGCTAGACGATATGTTCTCTGCTTATGAATTCGGAATAGGAGAGGCTACCAAAGATCTCTACTTTTATGGGGTTAAGAAATGAAGATGAGCAAAAAGCAAGCAAAAATCGGCAAGGTAATGGGCGAGTACAAAGAAGGTACTTTACATTCTGGCAAGGGTGGCAAGGTAGTTAAGAATCCTCGCCAAGCGATTGCTATTGCCATCTCAGAGGCAGCTAAAAAAGGTCGTTACAAGAAATGAAAATTAGGGATGCTGCCAAGATATTTGAGCGCATAGGTGTAGCTGGGTACAACAAGCCCCGTAGAACTCCTAGTCATCCCACTAAAAGCCATGTAGTAGTAGCTAAAGAAGGCGATCAGGTTAAGACTATCCGATTTGGACAGCAAGGCGAAAAAGGCAGTCCAGATGGTAGTGCTAGAAACAAAGCATTTAAAGCTCGTCATGCTAAGAATATTGCTAAAGGCAAGATGTCTGGTGCGTTTTGGGCTAACAAAGTAAAGTGGTAAAACTGTTGTTTAAATGATACACTAGCAACATCATCAACCATCACCCGTTAGGAATGGAATGCAAGGAGCAACAAAGATAGAGTGGAGATCAGTAGAAACCCTGATTCCTTACGCTAAAAACGCTAGAATACACTCAGATGAGCAAGTAGCTCAGATAGCTGGATCTATAAAAGAGTTTGGATTTAACAACCCTGTTCTTGTAGATAAAGAAAATTCAGTCATTGCTGGGCATGGAAGGCTCATGGCAGCAAGAAAGCTAGGCATGGATAAAGTGCCTGTTGTAGAGCTAGAACACCTTACAGAATCACAAAGAAAAGCCTATGTCCTAGCAGACAATAGAATCGCACTCAATTCTGGGTGGGATACATCTATGCTGTCGTTAGAGTTGCAGGATCTAAAAGACAATATAGACCTTTCCTTGTTAGGTTTTGATCCTGATGAGCTAGATGCCTTGCTAAATCCTATAGAGGAAACAGAAGGGCTAACGGATGAAGATGCTGTGCCTGATGTACCAGACAAGCCTAAGACAAAGCTAGGGGACATCTACATATTAGGAAACCATAGGCTTATGTGCGGTGATAGCACCAGCATAGATGATGTAGATAAGCTAATGGATGGACAGAAGGCAGATATGGTCTTTACTGATCCTCCCTATAACATTGGCTTTAGTGGAACTATGTCTAGTACATCTAAAAATGGTGTTTTACAGAGTTATATAACAGAAAACGCTAAACATAGACCCATTGAAAATGATAAAAAAGCACAATCAGATTTTTATGATTTTATAAGTGAAGTTTTATCTATCATTCAGATTAAATGTAAAGGCGCATGGTATATATCATTTGGAAGCGCAAATCTACATGAGCTATTAAGACCTATTACAGATTTAGGCATGGAATATAAAAGTATTGTCATTTGGGTTAAAAATCAATCTCCTATGGGTGGTGGAGCATATAGAAGAAGATATGAGCCAATAGTTTATGGCAATTTTTCTAGAGATTTCTATGGTAAACCATACGCAGAAGATGATGTATGGGAGTTTGATAGAACTAAAAAGAATGATCTACACCCAACAATGAAGCCTGTAGATTTAGTAAAAAACGCTATTAGTCATGGCAGTAAAGGCAATAATATTGTCTTAGACCTTTTTGGTGGATCTGGAAGCACAATGATTGCTTGTGAAGAACTAGGAAGAAAAGCCTGTCTGATGGAGCTAGACCCTAAATATTGTGATGTTATTGTTAGTAGATGGGAGCAATTTACAGGCAAAAAGGCTGTACTTTCGGAGTTAGAAAAGGAATGATATGCAAGGTATAGAACATATCCCAACCGAAGAAACTAGAAAGTTAGTCCGAAGCCTTAGTGCTGTAGGTATTAAGTATGTAGATATTGCTGGCAAGCTAGACATATCAGACGATACGCTAGTTAAGCACTACAAGAAGGATTTAGAAGATGGTCGTATAGATGCTAACGCCTCTATTGGTCAAACCCTATTTCAGCAAGCTAAAAACGGCAATACGGCTGCTGCTATCTTCTGGCTAAAGACCAGGGCGCAATGGAAAGAAACAAACGCATTAGAAGTATCTGGGGCAGATGGCGGTGTCATTAAAGTTTCATGGGAACAATAGTAATACCCTACAAACCAAGAGAGCCTCAGTTAAAACTACATGAGGCGATAGATGCACATCGATTTACTGTTGGGGTCGCTCATCGTAGGATGGGTAAAACTGTGGCTGCACTTAATCACATTATCAAGTCAGCCCTTGAAAACGAACAAGAAGCCCCTAGATACGCCTATATAGCCCCGACTTATGGTCAGGCTAAAAGGGTAGCATGGGATTACCTTTGCAAGTATGTAAGGCCGTTAGGTGGCACAGAGAACATATCTGAGCTGCGAGTAGACTTTATGGGGCGTAGGATTCAGCTATACGGATCAGATAACGCAGACAGCTTGCGTGGGCAATATTTTGATATGGTCGTGCTAGACGAAATTGGCGATCAAAACCCTAAGATATGGAACGAAATCATTCGCCCAGCTCTTAGCGATAGAAACGGCAAATGTTTATTTATCGGTACGCCAAAGGGCAACAACCATTTTAAAGACCTAAGAGATCGAGCAGAGTTAAACGCTGATTGGGGTCTTGTAGAGTTTAAGGCAAGTGAAACAAACATCATCTCAGAGGTAGAGCTAAAAGATGCTCGTGCAGAGATGGGTGATGATAAATTTAACCAAGAATACGAGTGTTCATTTAATGCTGCTGTAGAAGGTAGCTACTACGGAAAGCTAATTAACGACCTAGAAGAAAAGGGTCGGATGTGCGAGATTACTAGAGATGATCTGTGCAAGACATACTGCGCCTGGGACTTAGGGATCGGGGACTCAACTGCAATCTTTGTAATGCAGATAGCAGGGCAAGAGTTCAGAGTAATGGATCATGTAGAGAATCATGGTCAAGGTCTGGATTGGTATGTAGAATGGCTAAAAGAAAACAACTGGCATAAGGCAGAGCAGCTCCTTCCGCATGATGTGGAAGTAAGAGAGCTAGGCACAGGCAAGAGCAGAATAGAAGTGCTGAGAGAGGCTGGATTAGACTGCAAAGTTCTACCAAGGCTCTCGGTAGATGATGGCATCCAAGCAGTTAGAAGATTACTACCTAAGTGCTGGTTTAATGTGCCAAGGGTAAAACAGGGTTTAGATTGCCTACGAAACTATAGGCGAGAGTATGACGAAAAGCGTAATGTGTTCTATGACAAGCCACTCCACGATTGGGCATCGCACTCTAGCGATTCCATGAGGTATTTGGCTTTAGGCTTAGAGCAGACTACATCTTGGTCGCAACCGATTAAAATTAACACAAAGTGGATCGTATAAATGGATGAAGGCACACTAAAAGGCATACTTGATGCCGAGATAGATAACGCTATTGGCTTTATCGAGAGCGAAACTACAGATGATCGTAGGAAAGCTCTTGAATACTACAATCGTTACGAATACGGCAATGAAGTAGAAGGTCGTAGCCAGATCGTTACAGGCGAAGTAGCCGAGGTAGTGGATGGTGCGTTGCCACAACTATTGCGTATCTTTACACAGTCAGATGAGATTGTGCGCTTTGAGCCTAAAGGCCCAGGCGATGAGGAAAAAGCAAAGCAAGCAACAGAGTATGTCAATTGGGTAATGAGCCGAGATAACGATGGCGTATTGCTTATGCACAATTGGTTTAAGGATGCGCTCTTGCAAAAGAACGGAATCGTTAAGGTTTATTGGGATGAGAAGATTGATGTCAGCAAGGAGAAGTATCAAAACCTGACACAAGACGAAGTAACGATGTTACTCAATGATCCAGAGGTGGAAGTAGTAAATCAAAAGACTACAGAAGTAGCCCCAGCAGGCATAGATCCTATGGGGATGCCTATTCCACCTGTATTCTCTTACGATGTTAAGCTGAAAAAGACTAAGAAAACTGGCAAAGTAATTGTAGAGAATGTGCCACCAGAGGAGTTCTTAATCTCTAAGAAGGCTAGGACTATTGCTGATGCGCCATTTGTAGCCCACAGAAAACTGGCTACTCGCTCAGAGTTAATTGCAATGGGCTATGAGAAGGATATTGTAGATAACCTTCCTACTTATGCAGACTTAACTTATAACCAAGAGAATGTGGCTCGTTTCGATCAAGGCGAGCAGCCTAGCGATCAGGCAAGCCTAGACTTCTCTATGCAAGAGATTGAGGTAATCGAGTCTTATATCAAGGTAGACTTTGATGGCGATGGTATAGCTGAGTTGCGTAAAGTTACCTATGCTGGCACAGACATCCTAGATAACGAGGAAGTAGATTTCGTACCATTCTGTTCTATTTGCCCTATTCCTATGCCACACAAGTTCTTTGGTCATAGCCTGGCAGATCGAGCAGTAGATATACAACTGATTAAATCTACAGTAACCCGTCAGATCCTAGACAATCTCTACATGACTAATAGCCCAAGAATGGGCGTGGTAGAAGGTCAAGTAAACCTAGATGATCTGCTAACAGTTACAGCTAATGGCATTGTGCGTATGAAAAATACCCAAGCCATCATCCCATTGACAGTACCACCAACTGCTAACCAATCATTCCCATTACTGGAATACTTGGATTCTGTACAAGCTAAGAGAACTGGCGTATCAGACCAGATGAACGGCCTTAATCCAGATGTATTGCAGAACAGCACAGCTACAGCCGTTGCTATGATGCAGAACAGCGCAGCAGGCAAAGTTGAGTTAATCGCTAGGGTATTTGCTGAAACAGGCGTAAAAGACCTATTCCAGAAGATCCTACAATTGCTCTGCAAGTATCAGGATAAAGAGCGCATTGTGCGTTTGCGTGGCAAGTATGTATCTATTGATCCTAGAGAATGGACTAATGGTTTTGACATCTCTATCAATGTCGGTCTAGGCACAGGCAACAAGCAAGAGCAGATGGCGATGATCGCTATGGTTCTAGGTAAGCAAGAGGAAATCTTAAAGACTGTAGGCATTAACAATCCATTGGTAAGCCTTACAAACTATAGACAGACATTAGGTCGGTTTATTGAGGCTGCTGGCTTTAAGGACTCCAACGAGTTTTTCCTAGAGATTACCCCAGAGCAAGAGCAACAAATGGCGCAGCAAAGTCAGCAACAGGGTCAGCAACAAGATCCAGCAATGCAAGCCTATGTAGCTCAGATGCAAGCCAAGATGGAAGCAGATAAC